GCAGGGTTATACGGTCAATAGTTTCGTTAGTATAGTATACACTAACAGATAGAGAAGAGAAGCAGGAACCGTGCCAAACCGACCGAACAGGACCCTAATCTTTCGACCCGGTAAAAATACCCGGCACCCCCACCCATGCCGCCCGTCAAGTAGTATATGAAGTCCTGGTTGATCCCTACCTACTGGTCAATTTCGACCGCTGATAGGGCTAGGTGGCACGATCCTACCTAGGTGGCTATCCGTAGAAGGGTGCCGAGATCGTTCAACTGGCGCGATCCTGCGCGGTTTAGGCGGCCGGGCATAATTGCCGGCTTTTAGCCTATTCAATAGGATTTTTTATAACCGGCAGATAGACCACGAGGATGAACCCACCCATGGCCGGCGTCCCATTTATAACGTCGCCGCTATAATTTTTTAGAACTTCGTCAACGAAAGCGGCTTCAAACAAAATATAGTCGCCGAACCATATTACGCCTTCAACACGATTCACACTGTTCGACAATTATCTTTCGTGCGCGTTGACGCTCGAATGCTTTATAGCAGTGTTTTTGGTGTCCGCGTGCATAAGCGTAGCTGTCGCAGCATCGACAGTTGTGATTCTCGCGCCAGCTTACATATGGTTCTCTACAGCCATAAGGCTTCATTCTTTCTTTTCTTCGTTTGCGCATAATAGTTTCACCCTCGTGGTTTGCGCCGGTTCTCGAAATGGCTGAATGCAGAGACAAATGCACTGCGCGAGATTACGCGCGATCTATTTTCAGGCGGAACATTAGCATTCGATGGCATCACATTATAGCACCCATCATCAAAACGCAGCGCAACAATATCTTTGTCAGCATACGTAATTATCGCGCGAGCTAAACAACGTTCGGCATGCATGAAAACTATCTTGCCCACAGATGGTGCCTGCATAAAGCCACCATTTACTACACGGTTGCTCTGCTGTCTATCTTTTCCCTCTTGTGGTTCTGCTGGGCTCCGACCGTGAGCCCTCCCAGGGAGCTAGATATACTGTATAGGGCGAGGCTGGACAGGCCGCCGTGAACGTGCTACCGTGCGCCCTTCCCTTAGCTAAGGAAACAATGAAGTTATTAGTAGGCACTGTAGTAAACGTTCACGGAAAGAACGATAAAGGAAGTCCTCCACATTCAGGCTTTATAGCCAAAGTCAGTAGAGGAGGGCTAGTTAGTGTTCTTGTTAATTGGGGTAAAGACAATCAATACGTAGTGGCAGATGCCAGGATTTCTGAAGGCAATGGTTCAGACGGAACAGCCGAAAACCCGGTTGTTTGCTTGCCTGCCTGTGTGCAGAAAGAAGTTTCCAAGAAAGGCAAGAAGTAGGGAGTTGACAAGACCATGCCGAAACTCTACATTCCGGGCGATCCCAATTCTTCACCCTACGATCCTCAAATGGGCGACATTGTAATCTACCGAGAGTTCCGCCGGGGACATACTAACCCCGAGCACTACCCTGCTATTATCGTCCGTGCTCATAAGGACGATCGTGCAGACCTTCACGTATTTGCTCCCTTTGGACAGCATTTCGTTACCAACGTTCGTTATAGCTCCGACGACACTACGGAGAATACATACGGTTGGTTGCCTGAAAAGGTTAAGCGTCAGGTTGCTAACTCAACAGTAACGGCGCCTGCTGATGAAGTTGGAGCGTAAGCAATTGCAGGTAGGTAGACCTAGGAAAGTTAGGACTCCCATTGTCGACAACGGGAATCCAGACAACTATCCTACGTTAATACGCTACCTTGAGGCTACGGGTCGCATCAAGCATACTACGTATGCGGTAATGATGAAAGCCCGTAGCCTCTATTTACGTAGTGTGAACGTAGAGGCTATCGCTGTTGAATGCCACGTAGAAACCGCTGTCATTGACAGATGGGCTCTTTGCTTTTCATGGGATGAGGAGCGTGATAGGCGGCTATTCGAGCAATTCCGTAAGATCCGTGGCGCGGAGAAAATGTATGGTGAGGATCTAGGAAAGCGCCACGACAGGATAGCTGGTAGTATCGAGCAGGTAGCCGAGCGTATGCTACAGCAACACGCCAATGGTAAGACGACTCTTACTACAGGCGATTTAAGCAAGCTGTCATCTGTAATCAAGTCAACACAGGAGATTCGTAGAACGTCTCGCGGCGAAAACATTAAGAAGGCGGAAAGTGTAAACAACTTGAACGTTAGCATTTCAGTCCCCGGCGTAATGGAAAGGCTTGCAGGAGCCTTAGTTGATGCCGCTGAAAGACCTAAGCTTATTCAAGCAAAGACTCGCACAATCGCATTAGGTGTGGAGGAAAGCATTGGTCGGGACACTGAATACGAAACCACTGACGGGAACGCAGAAGAGAGAAGCGATACGGAAGTCGCGGACTGAGCAGGTAAAGCAGTTCCTTACGTCAATCGGTGAAGGCGGCAGCGATTTAGAGGCATTACGGTTAATGCTTCGTGAACGCTGCCGTTCTGACTTTTGGTTCTTTCAGTGCCGTGTATATGGAAACGCTGATACTTTAACTCCATTACACATGGACGTATGCGAGCGATGGCAAGCCCGCATTAAGAAGAAGTTCAGTATAACGTTGATGCCACGTTCGCACCTTAAGACGAGTTGTCTTACAGAAGGCGGAACATTATGGGAACTTATCATTGATCCCAACCTACGCTTTTTGCTAGGTAATGCCAAGCTTGACAATGCGATTGACATTCTCGCTAACATCAAGTCTTGTGTAGAACACAACGATATCTTCCGTTGGCTGTTCCCTGAGTATTGTCCTGACTTAGCACCGAAGGCTCTTAGGGATCGGTGCAAGTGGCTCACTGATCGAATTGACTTTCCTTGCTCCAAGTATGCAGGACGTAAGGAAGGCAACATCCAAGTTATCTCTGTTAATGCTTCGCTTGTGTCGAAGCACTATGACAGAATTATCCTTGACGATCCGGTGAATGATGAAAACACCACTACAAAAGAATATAGAGATCGTGTATACCGCTGGTATCGAAATGCGTTACAACTTAGACATGACGCTAACAGCATTGTTAGGCTTATCGGAACACGCTGGCACTTCGACGATTTATACAGCCGCCTTATCAAAAGCGAAAGAGCTAGAAGAAAGCGCGCGCAAGAGCAAGGGAAAACAGTCGTTCCGCGCTATTGGATCTACCATAGACAAGTTGTTGAGAAGGTTGAAGTCGGAGGGGAAACTATAGCAGGATATGATAACGTTCAGCCGATTTGGCCTGAGCGTTTCAATAAGGCAGCTATCGAAGAGATTAGGGACGAGAACGGTTCCTATATCTTTAGTTGCCAATACATGAATAATCCGCTGCCTGAGGAGGACGCGGTATTCAAGTATAGTGATATCAAGTTTGTTGACGAGTATGATATTCCTGAGGGAGTAATCAACTTCATTGCGGCTGATACAGCAGTCGAAGATACGGAACAGGGAGACTGGTGGGTTATTACCGTGGCGTCATTTGATGCTATGGGAACAATGTATATCCGCGAAATCATTCGGGATAAATTGTTAACCTCTTCCTTCCTCGCGCACGTAGCCGGGCTAACAAAGAAATGGAATCCTGTTAAAGTAGGTATTGAAACCACAGCCTACCAAAAGACGCTGTATAAGACCTACAAGGAATACTCCGCTAGGGAAGGTGTCAATATTCCCTGGTGTGAAATGGAGCGCGGTAAAACCAGCAAGCGAAAGCGAATCCTTGCGCTCCAACCACGAGTGGAAAGAAATGATTTCTGTGTAGAGGAAGGAATCAAGAACATAGATTGGCTTGTCGATGAAATGACAACCTATCCTCGTTCTACCAACGATGATATCCTCGATACACTGGCTGACCTTGAGGCTTTGTTCTATGGCGCACCGGAAGTCATAAACGATATGAAGCCGAAGGATACCTTTGATGGGTATTATGGCAGCCTTGAGGAAGAGGATGAAGCAGAGGCAGAAGCTTTTAGCTGCGACGTATTAGGATAACATAATGAAACTGGTCACAAAGCAAGCAACTAAACTCGGAGCCGAAGGTGGTCGCTGGCTAAAAAGCTTGATTGATGCCTCTGCTGCTAAAGATAGCAGCTATTTCAAGTTCATGGGGAACTTGCAGAACCTTCTTACAGGAGATCACTGGAAGAATGTAAGAGGCATGTCTAAGAAAGAAATCAAGATGGTGATTAATCTAGCGCACGCGCATGTTCGCTCGCTAGCACCAACACTTTTCTTTCAAAATCCGTCAATGGATTGTGTTCCTACTTCGCCACAACACGCAGGTAAGGAGCAAACTTGGAATGCTGTTATCAATAACACGCTTGACAAGATCGGTTTTGATGAAGAGTTCAAGAAATATGTTCTTGACGCAGTGCTTTATCCAGAAGGAGTGATGAAGGATATCAGGAACAAGCCTGATGCTCCTACTTCTGAGACGGCAAATGACGGTCCTGCTGTCTGGTTGAGCAAAGGTGCGCCTGCTCACGTTCGTATTTCACCTGCTCAACTGATCGTTGACTATACTGTCAAGGATAGAGATGTTGATAAGGCTCGATTTATCTGCATTCGCTATAAGAAGCAGCTTCACGAGCTTATGCATAACCCTTTATACAAGGGTAAGATCAAGCTTGAGTTGAAGAATAGAGGCGAAACCATCCCAACTACAGGAAATGCAGTTGGCAAGGTCATTGACGAAATTGATGATTGGGACGAACCTAAGGAAAAGACCATTGGCGATACGCAAGAGCAGACTGTAACTATCTACGAGTGCTGGATTCATCAGCTAATTCAGCCTTATGGTAAGAAGCCTTTGCAGTTGTATCAGCAAATGTGCGTCTTGTTAGAAGGACAAGACGAACCAATTCGTGAATTAGCCACTTGGGAAAGTGTAATGGGAGAAGGATTTAATCGAATGCCTGTTACTAGGCTCGTATTAAACCCTGTTCCTGATCTGCCGCCATCGTCAGAACTTGGCGTATGGCAAAATATGCAGATGGCTATTAACTGGCTCATGTCAAGAATCACTGAGCTTGTTGAAAACGACCGTTTGATTTATGCGGTTGATATAAGCAAGATTAAGAACCCTGTTAAGTTTAGGCAGGAGTTCTACGCTGGTCGTTCTAGGGTGCTTGCTGAGGTAACTGGTGATGGAGCGATTGAATTAATTCAGCCTTCATTCGTTGGACGCGACAATTACACACTAATCAACCTTTATAACCAGTATATTCAACAAGTTGCTGGTTTAGGTCAGAATAGGCGTGGTGGTGCAGGTATCCGCACTGCTACAGAAGCTAGTATTGTCGAGCAAGGCACGCAGATTAAGACCGATGAGAAGGTTGATTCCGTTACTAAGGCTTTAAAGAAGATTCTCTTTAAGACCTGCATGATTATCCGCTCACTTGTCAAGAATGACGCAGGTGTAGGTTGGGTATTCTATGTAGGCGGTGAAGTTGGCGCAGTAAAGTGGATCAATTTCACAAAGGAAGATATTGATTGGCTGCCGGAAGTAAGAATCCGCGCTAATTCCTTCCGCAAGATGGATTCGCAGCAAGAAATGCAGAAGTATGCCGGCTTAATGCAGGTTGCTATGCAGTTGTTTGCTGTATATGGTCCGACTGTGCGCGTTGACTTGCTGTTTGGTCGTATGTTAGAAGCTGCTGGTATCTACGATCACGGTAAGATCGTTGGCGATATGGATAAGCAGGCTATGTTGCAGACTCTTGAGATTTCTGCGATGATGGCAGGTATTCCAGCGCCAACTGTCAAGGGCTACAATCATCCTGTTCATATCCAGGTCATTGATGCATTCATGCAGTCAGACCTTGGACAGAAGATCGTCGCTATGCAGCCTGAATTGGGCGATGTTCTTATGGCACACAAGCAAGAACACATTCAGTTCATGGAACAGATTCAGCAAGAGGCAGCACAGATGCAGCTTGCTAATGACCCGTTTGCTGCGGCTGGTTCAGGAGCCGGTAATGCTCAGTCAGAAGCAAACGGCATGACCGAAGGTGATAGGACAGCGGTTCAATCAGTCCCAGGAGGGAACGGGGAGTTTGCATAATGCCGATGTATAAGTTTACGTGCAAGGACGGTCACGTTACAGACGAGTATCGTCCTGTCGCTGATTACGTAGAATACATTAAGTGCGGCTTCAAAACCACGAGGGTTGTAGCTGGTAATAAGCTGCGGTCTAGGGTTACTCCTTGTGGTTTGCAGGCTGACATCACGATTGATACAAACCTGCAAGTTCATACGTTTAAGCCATACACAGAAGAGAATATTACAGGCAAGCCAATTGAGATAACGAGCCGCGATCAGCGAGATACATTACTCAAGCAGCACGGCTTGTCATACGATTCAAACAAGTATCATCGTAAGCCAGAATACAAGTCAGCCGTTGACGATGTTACATTAGGCGATGTTAAAGAAGCTCTAGATACAGGACGATTACCCGATGGCACGAAACTTGACACAAAACTGGTGGGAACCAAGACCACTAAGCGAAGATGATATGAAAGCTGAGATTGCAATGTCTCAGATTAAAGGGCCTCCAAGTCAGGAGTTGACGCCGGAGGCCATTGCTGCTACCCTGAAAGACCTGAACCTTAATCCGAACCGATATGGACCCAGCACAAACCCCGACGCCAGCTAGTGTTCCTAGCGTTCTTGGCGTTGATCCTACTCCCGCTCCTGTCACTGCTGCACCGGCTGTTTCACCCGTTGTGGTTCCGCCGGTTGCTACGCCTACTATCAAGCAGCTTAGTCAAGCTGAGTATGATGACTTGCAGCAAAAGGCTTCTAACTACGAATTGATTCAAAACGATCCTGAACTCGCGCCAAAAGTTGTTGACCACTTCCGGGCCAAGACGGGTAAGATCGGCGGTAGGACCGTGACGGAGCAGGCTGCGCCCGCTCTTAGTCAGGAGCACCAAGAATTGCTTCAAAATCAGCAATTACAAAATCGCAGGATTGCCACGCTTGAAATTGAAAACTTCAAGATCAAGCATCCTGATATGG